AATATCGTCTACTAACAATTTACATTTTTCACTCATTAATCCGACTTTATGTAAAGCTAAAACATTTGAATAATTAATACTAATAAAATGATTATAATGATCACTATAACTTAGAGCAACATTTAGCCCGCATGTTTGTAACATATATTTAATATTCATCATAAATTCTTTACTTTTATTAGTAATAACAATTTTATTACAGCTGTTAATTCCAACACTATCTACAAATCCAGAAAACCACATTATTTTTGAATTTAATGAATAATTAATAGGAACAAATTGTCCACTACTATTAAATCCAATAGCATAGGCATCTAATAGTATATTAGAATTGCTAATAATAGGAAATTTGGTTTCAATAATAATCATTCCATTTTTTAGGTCTTGTGCTTCAACAGTTTTAGTTGTATTTAGACTCTCATTTTTAATATAAAATTTATGATATTTAGTACACGTTAATACGCAACCATCACTAGTATAAACTTCAATTAATTCACTAGAAGCACTTGTTTGATATACCGTTGTTTTACTAAAACATTCTCCATTCCAAACTTCTACTTCTTGATTTACTAAAGCATCAATTCTTAAATGTCCCTCACTTGTTAAAACAAGTGTTTCAGGAGCAACACATAAATTCGAACTTTTAATAGTTCCAAGATTTTTCTGATTAGACTTAGCATTTGCCGCATCTTTGTATAATATATAAGGTGTTCCGGTTTCCATTTGCGAATCTAAAATTTTGATCCATAAATCACGCGCATTAATTTGCCTATTAAATTTGCCCTCATTTTCATATTTTAAATATAATTCTCTATAGGCTTCGCTATGACAGTCACTTAGTCCAGGGCACTTATCCGGGCAAAATAAACTCCATACTTTATTACCCATAACTCGCTCCATAAAAAGGTCGCTAATCCATAGTGCATAAAATAAGTCTCGGCACTTGCTTTCTTCATCTCCGTGATTTTTCTTCAAGTCTAAGAAATCCTCAATATCAGGATGATGTGGCTCAATATAAATAGCAAAACTTCCGTTTCTTTTTCCACCCTGGTCAACATAGCGCGCTGTTTTATTAAATACACCTAACATAGGTATTAGGCCGTTTGATGTTCCATTTGTTCCTCTAATATATGCACCAGTCGACCTAATATTGTGAACGTGTAGTCCAATACCTCCTGACCATTTAGAGATTTGCGCGCATTCTTTAAGAGTGTTAAAAATACCTTCAATTGAGTCGTCTTCCATACACAGTAAATAGCACGAACTTAATTGTGGTCGTGGTGTTCCAGCATTAAATAAAGTAGGAGTGGCATGAATAAAATATTTTTGAGACATATAGTCATATGTTTCTTTCACTTTATCCATATTTGACCCGTGAATAGTAAGAGCAACACGCATAAGCATATGCTGAGGGCGTTCAACAATAACTTTATTACAACGCATTAAATACGCGCGCTCTAGTGTTTTAAAACCAAAAAAGTCAAAAGCATAGTCGCGTTCATAATCTATGAAAGAATTAATAATTGCTTTATTGGCTTCTACAATTTTCATAATGTCATCGTGAATTAATCTAAAGCTATTATTATTGACATCTATGTAATCATAGAGTTTTTTAATAGTTTCATAATAGCAAGAGCTTGTGTTTTTATGTAAGTTTGAAACAACAATAGCACTGGCTAATTTAGTATAATCCGGATGAATTGAAGACATAGAGGCACACTGTTCGGCAGTTAATTCGTCAATTTTTGTGGTTTGAATATTATCATATAACTGATCAATTACTTTCATAGCTAATTGAGCAAAAATAATATGCTGTAAATTAAAATGTTTACCTAATGATTTAATGCGCTTCAAAATTTTATCAAATGAAATTACTTCCTTTTTTCCATTACGCTTGATAACGTGCATTTCTAAATCGCTTGACTTAGTATTTCTCATAGTGTTAATAAAATTAAATTAAGTTATATACTTTATTATTAATTTAATTTTAAATGCTAATAATAAATATTTTAGGATATTATAAAAATAAAACTAAATAAAAAATTAATAACTAATAACTAATAAAACTAGCATTTAATTAAACACCCAGATTTATAAAAATCGCCTTTTTCTTTATATTCTTCGTTTCTATATTTTCGCTTACTATTTATTCTATTTACATATGATCCATCATTTTTTTCACTTACTAGAGCATTCCAAAATGTTTCAATATAAGGCTGAATATGTTTAAACCATAACTTATTTCTTAATACTAAAACGCAACTAATAGTTTCTAATTTCCAATATATATTTCTAACATAAGTGTTATTTTTATTTTTAGCAAGCATAAGATTTGTCCACTCACTATAGGCAGTGCTGTCTACATTATGTAAATTAAATGGAGCATATTCATAAAGCACGTCCTCATTATTTATTGAGAACTGCATAATAAACCCGCAATGCTTATTAGAAGAAATATTAAGAGGATAATCTTCCTTATATTCTTCAAGGTCACTATATTCAAGAAATTTTGTTTCCAAAAAATCACATTCATTTAAATCACATACTTCCATTTGTATTTGCATTTGTATCCAATATTCCATTTTAGGAATACCATCAATTTCGCGCGACACAACATTTTTTATTTCCAACATTCTACCGTAAATAGGACTGTTTTCATCACAAATAATTCCATCGGGAGAGGCAGCAATATAACTATAATTACAATGTGGAATACATCCAAATTCTGACACTTTTGTATTGTTTAAGTGTTCGTAATATAATACTGAAACAGGCTCATATTTTTGCCCCCAATGCATAGGCGAATTAAGATTATTATTTTTATACTTACTGGCATCACTTGGTTGACACTTTTCAATTATTAATTGAGATTGAGCAGACTCAGTGGTAAATATTTTATATATATTAGATGCTGTTAATGTAGAATTTCTAAAAGTATACCATTCAGGAGTTCTTTGCACAGGTTGAGTAATATTTTGTAAATAGTAAAGTGTAGCTTTAATTTTATTATGGCTGCCAGATACTTTTCTAATATATGACTTTTTATATGATCTCTTAGGAATATAAAATTTGAAAACTATGTTCTGACATAGTTCAATAGTTGAATGCAATAAAATACATGAATCGTGCTTATTTATATTTAATAAATCAACTAATATGTCGGTTTCTATAAGATTTGTATAAAATATTTCGTTTGTTTCTTCATATATTTCATCATATAAATCATAATACATAGTTTGTAGTAAATTTGAGTTAACATATTTCAACATAAATTCTATAATATTTAATAATAATTCTTGGTAGCATTCCATAATGTGGGTATTACTTAAGCATAATAGGTCGGGAATTTTATATTTATTAATCAAGTAACATATATAATTATTATAATGCATATTCATAATTATTGTATACTATAATATACAATAGTTATAAACTATTATATTGTTTATATTAATAATATAAACAAAAATCAATTTTAAAATATAAGTTAAAATATGAGTTTAGTCATAAATTTTGATAGTTTTTGCTTTTGATTTGTTTTCAGAAGGTAAGCATTTTACTGTAGAAACATGTTTATCATCTTTTTTGAGAATAAAAACTCTTTCAATATTATCAAAATGTAAATTCGGTATGTCGCTGATGAGCCCACTATCCTTATCATAAATTACATCTTTAACTTTACTTAAGGCTTTTCTTTCTAAGCATTTTAATAAATATTTGTGACATTTGGTTGTTTCGTCATCGCTCAATTTAAACTTTTTCTGTAAACTATCTATATGTGTTACTAATTTTTTAATTTTTTGCGTTTTATCTAATTTGCTCCAATTTTCTTTTTTATTTGCGCTCGATTCGTTTTCCAAATAATTTGATAGTGTACTATTATTAGTATTATTTATTTCTGGAACTATTTCTTGACCATTAATAAGCATAGTTTTATACGCAATATTTTTTAATTCTTTACAATAGTCGTCTTTATTTTTACTTTCTTTATCTTTAGTAATTGAAGTATTTTTATTTGCTTTTGTTTGCATTATACTAGAAATATTTGTCTCATTTGCTATTACATTAGTAGCTATTACATTTGTAGCTATTACATTAGTAGCTATTACATTTGTAGCTATTACATTTGTAGCTAATATATCAGAATTAGTAATTTCATTAATATTTTGTTTACACGTAGGCATCAGTATTTTTTTGTCTTATTAATATATATAATTTTAATTTTATATATTAATCATATAATAATATAATATAAAACAATATTAATATAATATAAGTTTAATGTATTATTAAGCAATGAGTAAAGTAATTCAATTTAGCTCATTTAGCTCATATAAAAAAACGGATACTAAAACAAGTGAATACACTATTGAGGAGTCTACTAAAAAAATAAATAATGAAAAAATCAAAAATGAGAAAAAATCATATATAGATTTATTAGACAAAGTCAGCACTAAGGAAGTTTCAAAAGACATAAGCAATGCTATTATTAGTATTTATGATAATTATGATATTCAGTTAGCATTAATTCAAAAGTTATATAAAGGCACCCTATTTTATGAGCAAAAATACTTTAGTCAAGCATTAAAAAATAAATTAGATTGTTATAAACAGCAAGATATAAAAAAAAAATATGATGACTATAATAATTTTATAACACTTGAAAATATTATAGAAAAATTAGTGACAAGCGAGATGTTATGCTTCTATTGTAACGTAAAAACACTAATATTATTTAAAAATTCGAGAGAACAATGTCAATGGACCTTAGATAGAATAAATAATTATGACGAGCATAGCAATAGCAACACAATCATATGCTGCTTAAAATGCAATCTACAAAGACGCCGAAAAAATAGCGCCAAATTTAAATTTTCTAAACAATTAGAACATAATTTAATAGTATTAAAAAAATTAGACTAACTAATTTTGAAAACAAATAAAATTGACTTATAAATCAAAATAATAGCATTAGCACTTTAAAGATTAATATGGCTACTAGATCAATGATTAAAAAACAATCAGAAATCAATAAGATTTTTGAAGTATTAAAGACATGTGCTATTTCAAGTAATGATTATGTTTCTTCAAATGAGCCATTTTTCAAGAATGATAGCACTGGACAACCATTTCAACAATTTAATATGCTATTTATTAACGCGCAAATACCTGAAGGTTTAAATAGAAATATTAAACTTATATATCAAATATTGGGACATCAAAAAAAGGAAATTTATTACGGTCAATGGACCATTATGAGTGTAGACGAAGCATTAGAACGTTATAAAGAATTAGTAAACCAAGGACAAACTAATGTTTTTGATATTGGGTATAAATATGGAGGTATGGGATATATTGATGTATTAAGTTGTGATTTGACAAGCCATTTGCTGTTTTATAGAGTTGATGGTGGGTCTAATGATTATGATAGATTATATAATTTAAACCAACTAATTAATGAAGGATCGCGCCCTTATGACAAATTTTATTTTAGTACTTGGTTTTATAATGTTTAGTAACGATCTTATGAGTGTATCTTCTTGGCTTTCGTGATTGTAGTTTGTGCGTTTTTTTTATATTATTGAAACCTAAACTATTAGTACGATTACGAAAACCTCCGTATAGTATTGGTGGAGGTGGAATAAATAGTTGAATATAGTATAATAAACTGTAACTGTTAAATAAAGGTCCGAGAGGTTCTGTAGTGTCAGGTACAATAACAAAAATTTTGTCACCCGCACCTCTGTAAGGTATGTCCAATGTATCGGTAGGATATTCAGCACAACATGTTCTAGGCGCAATACCACGATACTTGTAGATATATTCAGTTGGAGGACGATTAATAACTATTTTACGTAGTAAGTCATCGGAATCATTAAAGTCTCCTCCAATAACTGTTGCTAATCCGTTATAAGTACCGCCTAAATCACTTATAGCTGTTTGCATATATTCGATAATTACCGGTTCGAGACTTGTCTCTACAACTGGTGCAGCATTAGGACAATGTAAGTTAAGTAAGTTTGCGCCGGTAGTTGTTCTAACAAAAGAAAAGTTTCTGCCACTATGGAAACCGTCGCTTCTTCTATAGTTAACATGTAATCCAATATCATTCCCGTAAAAATTCGCAAATGTTCCTAATTCTGGTCTATTCTTCCATATTGTTAATACTGTTGGGTATACTACTTCAAGATTAAACATTACCTTACGTACAGAAAAAGATACAAAACAATATTCTCCAGATCTAAATGTACCGGTCCTATAATATGAACCCATTGAACCAAGTGGACTTGTCGAACCAGGCGGTACAGGCGGATCATTAGGCAAAGGAGGTGGTACAGGCAAAGTAGGCGGATCAGGAAAACCAGGCGGTACAGGCGGAGCAGGCGGATAACAATTAGTAGTTACTGGAAGACCAATTACAAGTCCGGATGTTCCACCATTAAGAAGTTCCAATAATGCTTGGAAGCCTCCTAAAAATTTTCTAGTTACTGGATCAAAATTCTTTGGATCTGGATCTAAAAATCCTGGAGGTCCAACACGTGGCAAAATATTATCTCTATCATTCATTTCTTGAAAAAACATTATATCTGGTGCTTGTGTGTCAAAAAAATATTTTACTAAATCAGCTGCGTTTTTCCAATATGCTCTTTTATCGGTTCCTTTTATTTGTTCAACAAAGTATTTTTCACTTCCATACGCGTTTATAGGACCTAAATCACTTACAAAACTCATATTATAACAAAATACCTTTAAGAGTATTCCTTGTAGCTCAAATATCATAAAAATAGGCTTATGGTCAGATGTTACTGAATAAAGAGGAGCCGCTTGTGGTTTTGATACAATTCCTTTTGTATATGTCGATGAATCTTCTGAATCACCTGGTTCACTTGGACTAGTTGGACTAGTTGGACCACCCGGAACACTTGGACCACCTGGAACACTTGGACCACCCGGAACACTTGGACCACCTAGAACACTAGGACCATTTGGACCACCCGGAACACTTGGACCACCCGGAACACTTGGACCACCTAGAAGACCAGCAATAACTTGATCATCTGAATCACCTGAATAAAATGAATCATGACTTTGTCTTTGAACTTGTGGTGGTGGCACTGGCATTAATGGCTCTGGAAATGGTAGTCCTGGAGCTTGTCTTGGTTGCTCTTTTAATGGTGTTATTTCGTGTAACTTTCTCTTATTCATAGCAATTCTATGAGTAAGTATAGCAGAAATTCTAGCCATTGAAGGATTTCTCTTACTAGTCCTAGTAGTTTTTTTTCTAGCAATATAAGGTTTGGTTCTAACAGAATCAGGCATGTATCCAGAAACATAATACTTAGTTCGTTCAGTTAAATCATTAAGACTTCTACCTATTCTCCTAGCTGCCTTATTCGGCATATTGCGTGTTGCTAATTTATACATTATGTCAGTAGACATTCTAGCTCTTCCTATTCTCTTACTGGCTTTTATCTTACTAGCCATTCCTCTTCTCTTAGTAGACGTTCCTCTTCTCTTAGTAGACGTTCCTCTTCTCCCACTTGTCGTTCTCTCTATGGGTTTCATTTCATTCATAGTAATAGCAGACATCCAATCACTCATTATAATATATTATATAATGTAAAAATATTATATAATGTAAAAATATTATATAATGTAAAAATATTATATAATGTAAAAATATTATATAATGTAAAAATATTATATAATGTAAAAATATTATATAATGTAAAAATATTATATAATGTAAAAATATTTAATAATATTTAATAAAAAATATTATAATATATAAATGGTTAAATCAAGAAGAGTGAAAAAAACTCGAAGAGTTGGAGGGCTTTCAAAAAGGAGGAGAGGTCGCGGTAAAGCAGATGAATTACCATTTTTAATTAAAACTATGTTAAATAATGTAAGTTTAAGAAATAATGGAACACAATTTTATGAAAAAGGTATTGTAGAAAAAATAGCTGCACATTTGCCTAAAAGAGATGTAAAAGGAGCAATACATAGAGCAGATAAAGCCGAATATGAGCGTCGAGTACTTGCTGCTATTCCTTTAAATGAAAAAATATTGAAAACGCAAGAAGCAGAAATAAAACGTTTAGAAATGTCAGGTATTGATGGACCTGCGCAGCGAACGCGTAGTAAAGCAAAACAAGCTACAAATCCTGTGCTAGAAGAATTAAGATTAGAAGCATATCATACTGGATGGGTACTTATGCAGTTACAACGTATAGCGCAACGAATTAGAGAAGGCAGAAATAGTGTTCCTGATGGCTACAGAGACTATGGTGAATTTCTTAGAGGCGATCCCGGATGGGATATGGAGCGAATGGGATATGTAACACGATTTAGACCACCTGGTTACGAAATTATGATAAAACAAAGGGAGAAGGAGAAGTCTAAAGCCAAAGCCTAAATTAAAGCATAATATTTTGTTTTTAAATACTTTATTTATATAATATTTAGCTATAGTATATAAATGGTTAAATCTAGAAGAGTGAAAAAAACAAGAAGAGTTGGAGGGGTTTCAAGAAAAAAATTGAATTCAAAAAGACGAGGTCGTGGTAAGGTACACGAATTACCTTTCTTAGTTAAAACTATGTTGAATAATGTTAATGTAAAAGCTAATAATGCCGAGTTTTATGAAAAGGGTATTGTAGAAAAAATAATGACAATGGTTCCCAAAAGGGATGTTGTTAAGGCACTAGCAACTAAAGCACTAGCAACTAGAGTACTAGCAGACAAAGCCAAAGCAGATAAAATGAATGCAGATAAAGCCGAATATGAGCGCCGTATTCTTGCTGCTATTCCATTAAATGAAAAAATATTGAAAACGCAAGAAGCAGAAATAAAACGTTTAGAAATGTCAGGTCTAGATGGACCTGCTCAACGAACGCGTAGTAAAGCAAAACATGCTATAAATCCTGTGTTAGAAGAATTAAGATTAGAAGCTTATCATAGTAGGATGGTGATTATGCAACTACAATATTTAGCACGAGAAATTAGAGAAGGCAAAACTAGTGTGCCTAACTACTGTAAAGATTATGCAGAATTTCTTAAAGGCATGCCTGGTTGGGATATGGAGCGAATGGCATATATAAAAAGACAGAGACCACCCGGTTACGAAAATTATGATAAACTTAAAGCTAAAGAAAAAGCTGAAGCTGAAGAAAAAGCTCAAGCTGAAGCTAAAGCTAAAACTGAAGCTCAAGCTAAAGCTCAAGCTAAAGCTAAAGAGAAAGCTGAAGCCGAAGCTAAAGCTGAAGCTTTAGCTAAAGCTAAAGAGAAAGCTGAAACCGAAGCTAAAGCTAAAGCTAAAGCTGAAGCTGAAGCCGAAGCTGAAGCTGAAGCTAAAACTAAAGCTAAAACTAAAGCCAAACCCAAATCTAAAGCCGAAGAAAAAGCTGAAGCCGAAGCTAAAGTAGAGACAACAGAAGATATTGCAAAACTAAAAGAATTAGCGCTGGAGCTATATAAAAAAAGTTCTGCAATGAAAGCACGAGCAAAGGAAGATATAATTGAAATGGGTCGTGATGTAGATAAAGAAAGAATTGACATAATGCTTGAAAATAATTTTTACGGGTTAACTGATAAACAGCTTGAAATATGGATAGCTAAAGCTAGAACTAAAGCTAAAAAAACTAAATAATATTTAAATCATTTGCTTAAAGCCACCATTTATTTTTTATATGTCCAATCATTAAAATATAATAGTAACTATTTATATACTTTTTTTATAATATATTTAGTTAATAATCTAGTACTATTATATAAATGGCTAAAACACGCAGAACAAGTCATAATAGAAGATATGCTGGAGTAAAAAATGACACATTAAGAGCAAAAAAAGAAGCATTCAAAGCACGAAAAAAGGCAGATAAAGAAGAAGAAAAAAGGACAGATAAAATGTTAACAAAAGAAAAACTTGCCTATTTAAATGCAGCAAGGAAAAGTGCTGACCGGCGTATAAAATTAGAAAAAATCCGTGTGAAGGCACAAGAGGCACAATGGAAGCTAGAAGAAATCGAAAACAAAGCACGCCGAAAAAAAGAAGCCGAAGAATTCAAGTATAATAATTTAGCAAAACGCGAATTTCAAAAAGATCCATTACTTAAAAAGAAAGCAAAAGCAGAGGCAGAAAAAGACCCAGATTATATATGGGGAGGAGTTAAAGAAAGAAAAGAAATGGTGCAATATTATCTTGACGGTTTCTGGATCATGTTAGGAGAAGCAAAACGTGACACATTAGTAGCACAAGCTAGAGAGAAGGCTGAAGCTAAAGCTAAAAATAAAACTAAAAAAAAATAGCACTATTAATCTCTCAATAATCTCAATATTAGGAATTAATATAATATTTAGTAATATTATATTAATGAGGTATACTCGTAGAAGACGCGGTGGAATAAAAAACACTACATTAAAAGCACAAAAGAAAGAAGAAGCTCAAATTCTAAAAGATATAAGAGCACAAAAAGCAGCACAAAAAAAGGAAGAGGCTCAAATTATAAAAGATGTAAAGGCACAAAAAAAAGAAGAAAAAGCAAGAATTAAGGAAGAAAAAGCAAGAATAAAGGCTTTAAAAAAGACAAAAAAAGCACAAAAAGCACAACCTAAAGTAGAGACATCAGCTGATATTGCAAAACTTGAAAAGTTAGCACTGGAGCTATATAAAAAGAGTTCAGCAATGAAAGCACAAGCAAAGGCAGATTTAATTCAAATGGCACGTAATACTGATAAAGAAAGTATTGACATTATGCTTGAAGATAATTTTTATTGGTTAATTAGGAAAGAGAAAGATCAAGTATGGCTAAATAAAGCTCGAGCTAAGCTAAATAAATAAAGAGCTAAAGTTTATACTGAATTCAAATAGTCAGTTACTTTTTTTAATAGCTCATCGGATATATGTTTTGACAATTCTATAATATCTTTTTTATAAATAAATTGGGTTAGGTCATTAAATTTAATGTTATATATGTAATTATTATTGTTTATCCCTTTATATTGACCAATATTTAGCGCAATTTGAATTATTTTTTTAATTGTTGGTTTTTCATTTAATGGTATTCTTACTTGTTGTATAATAAAATGATTTTTTTCATCTATTAATTTAGTTTCATAACCATTTATGGTATACTCTGGTAAAAGCATAATTTTTCTTGTTTTTGTTTTTGATAATGCTTTCCATTTTTTTGCAGCATAAATATCGAGTGGTTCTAATATTTTTTTAATTGGTTGCCAAAAACCTTGTCCATCAAAATTATGTGGGTTTTTGTTTCTTAATTTGTGAGATTTTTCTAATACATTAACAAATAGTATTTCTAAATTGTAGTTGTGCCTATTTTTTTTAGTTTTATTAGACATATATATTATACTATCTTTATTTTTCACGGTAGTTTGAAATTTAAAAATGTGTAAATAAATATTTATATTATATAAAAAATATATTATATAAATACTTTAGTTGTATCAAGTTTAATAACGCCATACTGGGCGTTTCTTGGAATTACTTTTTCTAGAAGGCATAGCATTCGATATATTTGATGAAATTTTTTGCACCATATTATTTGTAATATCTTTAATTGGTTCTTGATATTTTATTAATTTTCTTGCAGAGCTGCTTTTTGCCGAACTAGCTTTTTTTTTATGGCATTTATTGTCTCTACATTTTCTTGTTCCTACTTTACATCTTTTTATTAGATTTTTTCTTGTCCATAATGATTTTCTATAACATTTTTTATTTGCAGAACAACGATGTCTTGTTTTTTTGCATTTATTATTCATTGTTATATATTATAACAATAGAAAAAATTTAATAATAATATTAGAAATTCATTATTCATTATTCATTATTTCATTATTATTAGAAATACATTAATAATATTTCTAAATATTATTAAATATTATTGACTATTTTAATATAAATATTAGAATAGTCTGTATAGTAAAATATATATGTCGTTATATATAGATACACAAAGTGATGTATTATTAAATAAATTGTTAAAATTTTATAGCGAAAATACTAATTTTGATAAAATGATTAATATTATAAACGGCTCATCTTCTATTTCTCTAAGAATAGTGGACTGGTTTGTTACAAATTACTCAAAAAAGAATAATATACAATATATGATAAGCAAAGATAGCAAAATGGAAAAAGTCAATGTATACAATGATTATAAGCTTAAACTGAAAGCATATAGCAAAAAGAAATTTGATCCGTTTTGTAGATGGGATAGAATTAATGTTCCATATAAAGAGGATAAATTTATTCAAACGACATTGGGACAACTAAATTTTTTTAAATGGACTATAGAAAATCAAATATTAGAATATATTGAACAGAATTATAAAATAATTGAAAATGATATGAATTTAAGAAATTGTTGTTCTAAAGTAAAGAATTCTTCCATTAATTCTACAACATCTACATCATCTTGTGAAAGTAGTGATTCGTATTCATCAAACTCTTCGTCGTATAATAATAAGACACGAAAAAAACGCGAAGAATTATCATCTAACGCATCAAGGTTGATAAATAAAGAATTTATATTTACAACCGTAGAGTTTAAATAAATAATATAAAATATAATAAGTAAATAACACAGTTATATATTAATTATGGGAAATATTAGTAGTGTTAATAAAGTAAATTATATCTACGTACAAAAATGTATTCATAATAGTAGTGAAAATATATTACTAATTAATACACTAGCTTATGATAAACAAGAATGTTTAATAAAAAATACTATTACTGCGTCTAATGAGGTAGACATAATAAATAAATATTTGAAAAGTAATAAATCTATTAAAATTTTAATATATGGAGAGAATTGTATTGATAATAAAGTGATTAGTAAATACAATCAGTTATATAAGTTAGGATTTGTTAATATATATGTATATTTAGGGGGTATTTTTGAATGGTTGCTATTACAAGATATTTATGGTGATGAAGAATTTCCAACTACTTCTAAAATAATTGATCTATTAAAATATGGAGGCATTACTAAACTAACTTAACAAGTTATTTAGCAAGTTAACAATTTACCAATTTAGCAATTTACCATTTTAGCAATTTAGCATTTTAGCAATTTAGCATTTTAGCATTTTAACAATTTAGTTATTTAACAATTTAATAAGTTATTTAACAATTTAATAAGTTATTTAATAAGTTATTTAACAATTTAATAAGTTATTTAACAATTTAATAAGTTATTTAGCAATTTAGCAATTTAGCAATTTAGCAATTTAATAATTTAATAATTTAACATTTAACAATTTAGCAATTAACTAATTATTAAATATTTTTTAAATATAATATATTTAATATATATATATTAAATAATGGGTTTGTTAGATAACTTTATGCAAGGCGGAACAGAAGAAGAAGTAGGACATGAAGCGTATGGTGGTCAAAATGAAACAGCTGGTGAGTTAACATCAACTTTAAAATCATTAGAAAATATTCTACCACCACCACCACCTTCAGGCGGTAGAAGACGTAGAAGAACTTCAAAACATTCAAGACGCCGGTCCCGAGGACATAAAAAATCACATAGAAAAAGAAAACATCGTGGTGGTAAATCGCAGCAAGAACAAGAGCAAGAGGAGGAACAAGAACAAGAGGAAGAAGAAAATCAGCAACAGCAACAAGAACAAGAAGAAGAGGAAGAGGATGAACATGCATCAAGCGGTGGCAGACGGAGAAGAAAGGGTCGTCGTGGAAAAAAGTCAAGAGGCAAAACGAGCTCTTGGATAAAGCATGTGTTACATTATGCCAAGACACATAAAATGAAATATTTCCAAGCTTTAAAAGATAAAAAATGCCGTTCCACATATAAATCTAGCAAAAAGTAAATGCTATTTTTTAGTTTGAATAATGTTAATTATATAGTATATTAATTAACATTATTAACATTATTAGCATTAACATTATTAGCGAAGCAATTTATAATTTTTCTGAGTCTTATTGTTTTTATATTTGATATGCATACATTTAGTATACAATATATATTCTTGTAATAATGAATTTTTTATTGTTTTTATCTTTTCTTTAAGCTCTTTCATTTTATCTTTAGCGTCAGCTTTATTTTGTTTGTAACCATTTATTTTGTCTTCAAAAGACTTTATATTTTTCAAAATAGTGTCTAATTCGTCGGTTATATGTTGAGGGATTTCTTTATTCTTAAATGGAAGCTTTTTAGATTTATAGTCGGCTTTTTCATCTTTAATTTGTGCTTTTAGAGAGATTATTAGCGCTTCTATGTCTTTTTCAATAGAATTTACATTAGCATTTAAATAAACAGCGTCTCTCAAATCTTCGTTCTCAACATGACTCATTAAAATAGGAACATTTATCATAATAGGTTGCGCAAATTGTGTAGGGTCTTTCTCTCTATTTAAATAGCTAATATACCCAGATAATTTATTTGCTAAAATTTTCAGCCCTGTTTCGCTTAGTATATTTTGCGATGTCATATATTGCTTCTTAAACTCTTCTTTGTTTGTAGTAATTTTTTCACTTTCGTTAGTCATAAATAGATTTGTTAAAGCAAATAATTCGAGCGGGCTATTTGTAAAAGGAGTTGCTGTCATAATTAATAGCTTACATGAGTCAACGCCAGAAACTTTATAACTATTATTTATAAGATTTTCCATAATTTCCATATTAGGTCGTTCGCTAGCCTTTAAATCGCCACCATATAATTTGTGCGCTTCATCAATAATAATAAGCGTTTTGTGTAATATATCACGCGACCCATTTCGTTCAAGCAATATATCATAAATAGCATTTTTTCCAGCCAATAGATTACTAAATTGCTTATATGACATAGGTTCTAGCCAACTCTTAGATAAATGTCTTTTTCGGTCGCTCAAATTTTCAGGAAGTATTAAACCTTTATTTATTTCATCAACTAATATTACGTGACATATTTGGTCAAATATATTTTTCCACACGTCTCCTTTTAATGTTGTTCGTGTAACCCATAATATAGAATAACCTTCTTTCTCAAAACTAGACGAAGCAGTAGCAACACCTGTACATGTTTTACCAGTTCCAACAGAATGCCAAAGGAGAATTCCTTTATATGGTGAGGCAGGAGTAAAAAAGTCTGCTATAAATGTTTGAGTAGGATTTAGTACAATAGAGTTCGCAGAACTTGCATTAGTTTTTGGTGCGTCAACACATTTATTTATAACATCAATAGGCTCCCAAATAAATTCTTTAGAATTATAGTTTGTTGTAATATAATCTCTCATTTTAATAAAACTCATTTTGGTAAATTTATTTTTATAACTCTTTTTAGAAGTAGCTTTAGAACTCTTATTGCTATTGCTTATAGAACTCAATTTAGATTTAGATTTTGAAGTAATCTTATGTGAGCTAGTTTTATATAAAATCATTGGATATTTAATATTTGTAGCATCGTCTTCATTATTAATTACTAATTCTAAAGCAAGCAATTCATTTTTAATAGCTAATAAATTGTTATGTTTCTCAATAATATGGGGTATTCTAATATAACGCTGAGACCACTCTAAGTTGACATGCTTACAAAATTTATTATCCAAATCTTTCATATAATTACATAAAAATTGGCGCACATTTGCTTTTGCGTTTATTAATAATTGCTTGGGGTGATTATGCTTTCTGTAGACATATTTCATAAAATCGATACTAACAGGAATATCATTTGTGCTTTTTTTACCGCATTTACCCATACACTTTATATTATCTATTTTGAAAAATTTAGAATTATCATTTTGGCGCTTAAAGTTTGCATCACCTGCTCCTGCACCTGCTCCCGGTTCCGGTCCCGCTCCTCCCGCATTTGCTCCACCCATTAAATAAAAGTCTGTTTCCATAACCTCTCTATTTAAATCATTTGCCTTATGTATATTTTTGGTTAAGTAATAGTCAACGGCCAACAATGGAGCTAATTCGTATAATTGTTTTGATAGTTGTATCATTGCGCTGTCAAATTCACTATAATTCATAGTGGAGTCATTATATTTTTCTACATTTTTAAATAATAGTATGTCTTCGTCTTTATTATAACTTTCAAAATTATTTTCCATTAAGGACCTATTAGCATACATCGAACTACTTGTTATTTCAGGAATAGTTAAATAATAATTATAAACATATAACGGCCAACCAATATTTTTTTGAAATTCTAATCCTTTTTGTCCACATGTTCTCGTTGCGCGCCCAACAGTTTGTTTAAGGTCTGCTATTGTTATAGATGGCTCAAAAATATGGACATATTTTACATCAAATAAATCGATGCCTTCTTTAAATCCGCTGTCAAGAATAATTAATCGAACATTCTTTCCATGAATATTTGCGGGGCGCTCATTATACATTTTTAATACTTCTTTTTTAATTTTCTCATTAAATGTTGTTCCATAAACACTATTAGAGCTTAATAATGCAAAATTTTTATAGTTAGAAGTTTCAATGTCTAAATACAACTTTGCATTTATTTGATTGGATACTTTTTTTGATTTAAGTATGTTATTATAACCGTTGGCTTGAAATGCTGACGCAATTATTTTTGCTCCATAACCTCCTTCTTTAACATCAGAAAATATAAAATGTTTAAATTTTTTACCATGATATTTTACATCTTGAGCGTCTAGCTCTCTAATATTATGTAATAATTGAACCATTTTTGGAGAGGCTTCGACTAGTTCTTCATTTAATTTTTTAGGATCGTATACAGCTTTGTCAAACTTGTGATAATTTGAGATTTTACTAAAGTTAGCTGTTTTACGCATACAAGTAAAGATTTTTGCACGCTTTTTCCTAGTATTTTTTGTATTACTAGTTTTTTTTTCTTTATTTACTGCTTTTTCTTTATTAGACTTTTTTGCAGTACAAGTAACATTATTTTTATAACATTCCAATACTTTAATAAATTCGTCACGTTCCATTGAACCACCCCTATCCGGGTGATTTTTCTTCAACCAATCTCTTATTAATGATTTATCATTTAAACCATATTTACACATAATTTTTTCACATGACATAATATTATTTTATTATATTATACAAATATAATAAAATAATATAAAAATAAGATTGCTAAAAAGACCTATATATTATAATCTTAAAAAAGTTCGCCCTATTTTGCTTGTAGCAAACATACCACATCCACAGCCTATTTGTAGATAAAATATATTTGTTTTTTTAGTACAGCAAACTAAATATCCAGACAAAATAATAAAAGCAAAGAAAAAGAACCAAAATAGACGTGTATAAAAATCCATAATATATATTGCCAATAATATAATGCTAGGAATAGTTAATAAAACAATATAAAAAGAAAAAGTTAACATCAATATACGTTAAATTAATTCGACAATAGCATCAAATACAAATTTATACTCCTCTTCAATTATAGCATAATGGTCCAAATTAGTTATTATGCGCCATACTATCTTATATTTTCGTTCCAATAATTGCGCACACTTTTTTTGATATTCTAAATTATATATTTCATCTTTGGTACCACTATAAAAAAAGAGCGGTGTAGCCCTATTTTTTCTTAATTTAATATATTTATACATATATAGCGATTTAATGCAAAATAACCCTCCTAATGGAGACGCTAATTTATTTAATATATTGAATAATAATGTTCCACCTTGCGAAACGCCTATTATAAATATGCTTTTATAAGTCTTTAAAATCGCGGCTTCATTATTGATAATCGCAACTAAGCGACGCGTTTGCTCATCAAAGTCGCCGCGACTTATTTTGTCAACCTTATTTAAATTATTATAACAACTATAATAATTATACCACGAATTAACACAATATTGCTTATTATGCGGATAATCAATCGTCATTAATGGCGATTGTGGTATTATAAATTTACAATGCTCACTTATATTATTATAATTTTTAGTGCAATAGTCTATATAGTCATTAAAATAACACACATCTGAATACATAGGATGTAACATAATAAGACTATATTTATGTATTCCTTTATGACTAATTATTTTACAATTATCATACATACTATAAAAACATATTATTTTTATGCATTTATGCTAAGTATTATACATATTTACGCAACCAATCTTCGGCTGACAGTTTTGCGCTGGTGCTATAATAAAATTTAATTAAGTTTCGTAATTGGTGAGTTGGTTCATCATTTAAACGTTCATCTGATAAATCTGTATCTCGCGTAGTAATTTTTTCCCAACTGTCTCTAAATTTTTGTAAATTCTTTATTAACTCTTCGCGCGTCATTGAACTTATTGGTTTTGTTAGTGGTTCATACATTCCTCGATAATTAGTAATTGGTTTATTAATTCTATCTTGTATGAGTTGCGCTGCTTTTTTTTGTTGACCTTTATCTAATAAATTATAAATTAATTCTAAATCATTGCTTTCGATTAAAAAATTGCTTACTCTAACTAATCCTTGAGCCATAGCTTCTTTTGAACCACTTGTTGTTACATTATATTTTTTAAGCAGTTGTCTTAATTCATCTACTGAAATGTCGTTTTTTTTGCTCTTTTTTATTGTATATTTTTTAGTTGTTTTGCTTGTTTTGCTTGTTTTCTTTGTTTTCTGTAATGTATTATTATTAAGTTTAGACCATCGCTTACTATTTTTTGTTTGTATTATGATCCATATATTACCATCATTGCCGCGTTTTTTTGTTCCAACAGGAAAAGTAGTCGCGCTCTCAGATGGTCCTTGTCTTGCCATTTTTATTCTTATATATTCTTATATAATAATAAAAAAAATTATGAACAAAACACATTATAGTTACTTCGTTTTTATAGTTACTTCGTTTATAATGTTACTTCGTTTATAATGTTACTTCGTTTATAATGTTACTTCGTTTATAATGTTACTTCGTTTATAATGTTACTTCGTTTATAATGTAAATACAAAATCATATAGTTTCCTTGTTACATCATCATAATAACTATTTTCAATAAATTGACTTGTATTTGTTTCTTCATTTCCGTTAATAACTAATACTAATCCTTGCTCAATAGCTGTTGGATTGTTTAACCACACATCGTGATAATGATGACAATCTTTTAAATATTGAATAGGAATAGTTTCTCCTAGGCGACCCCGCTGTTGTACACGTAAATCACAAATCTCAGGCATGGTTCTAATATAAACTATTTTTAAATCTTGAAAAATAGTTTGAAACTCATCAAACATTTTTAAATAAATTAAATATTCAATAAGGGTCATTTTGTTAGCCTCATATAGACTTTTTGCGAATACAAATTTGTCTGTATAAATGGAGCGTTCACTAATAATAACATCATAATCTTCTTTTAGCGCTTCCTTTAATAAAGATAAACGTGTGGTATACGCCATTACTTGAAATGCAAAACTATAGCGCTCGTTGTTTTCATAAAAGTGCGTAATAATACTTTTTCCATTAGCATCTCCGATTGATTCCCAACTTGAAACTGGTTCTTGTAAAAAGCAAATCTTACAATTATTGCCTTTTGAAGCGCAATAATTAGCAAAGTTTTTTTCTAAATACCGCATAATGCTTGATTTCCCTGAACCAATATTTCCATCAATTGATACAATAAGAGGTGGCATTATTTAGTAAGTAACTATTATTAATTAATAATGTATATTTACTAATAATCAATTTTAATGTTATTCGTTTTTTCGTGTTTTTCTAAGATTTATTTGCCCTTTTTTGTTTTTTTTTGTTTTTTTCTGTCCCCCTTTTTTGGGTTTAGATTTAGATTTAGG